CATCGACAGTGCACTGCAAAGCAGAAGTGATATTACGCAACGGTGCTGTCATTCTGTCAGCAATAGTTAATGTTGTTGCTATAGTTGCCATTTTATCAGTCCTTTCATTTTAAATCTTTTCGAGCCTTGTCCTCAGCCTCTACTCTTAAATCAATAGAAGCTATAATAAAGGCTCTTTCTTTTTGCGATAAATTCGCAAAAGTTGAGGGCAATATTCGTAATTTTTGGAGGGCGTAGTGCGCATAAGCCGCATCTCCGTCCTCTTGAATTAGTTTTTTGCCTTTTCGACATCATCGTTAATGTCAGTAAAGCCATTGAGTTCTGTCACGAAAACAAGGAACTGTGAATATTCGCCGGGGTTATCAATCATCTCAACAATAAGAGCCTCAGGTGTCTTTACGCCGTAGCTGTCCTGTAACTCAGCATCATTAAGATTCGGCTCAACAACCGATTTTGCAATAAGAGAAGCATTATACTTAGCAACATCAAGCTGTTGTTTAAACTGATTAGGTTTACCAAGAATAGGTACATCCTTTGTGTACTTATCTCTCATAGCCTCAGCTTCTTTAGTGGTAAGCGGTTTAATAGTCCATTCAATCGGATTGCCGTTTTCATCGGTAAATGACTTCGTAGGGACATACTTAACATTTTCCCTTACTGCTTTATTTTCTTTAAGAAATCTACTGAATTTTGACATAGTTATTTATCCTTTCGTTTTTAAAAAAGTAAGGGACTGAATAATCAGCCCCCTATAATTATTTTGCTTACATTCCTGCAAGCTTGTTGAATTTGTTAGGAATTTCAAAATCCTCAAAAGTAAAGTCCATATCCTCGTCAAGGTATTCACCGTCGGCATCAAATTTTGCAAGGATGCCGCCGTCAATATTACAATTGATAAGGTTTACGGTCTGTAAGCCTACGCTTGAAGTCGGGTCCTCGTTGGTAACCTCAATATCGAAATAAACATCTTCGCCTGTTCTCTTATATCTTTCGAGAAGTTCACGGAAAATTGAAGTGTTATAATGGAATGTTGCAGAGCCTGAGCCTTTCCAACCTGTAGACTTATTACCCTTACCTGTTTTACCCAAAATAGGTACTTCGGTTTTGGTCTTTTCAACCTTAGCCTCAAGCTTAATTGCCTGCATAAAATTGTATCTGTTTCCGTCGACAGTAACATAACACTCTGCAAGTTTCGCAGATACGGTATCTTTTGCATTCATAATACTTTTAGTCATTGTATCTTATACCTCCCTTTTTACTGTACTGTAACAGTCATATAGAGCTGTTCCATAGCATTTACAGGCGTAACCGCTTCTGTCACTACAACAGATTTCTTTGTGTCACCCTGCTCAACGATAACTGTATCGCTGTTAAAGTCCTCAATCGCCCTGATTTGCTCTAATTCCTTGTGATGCTTAACAATATCTTTCCAAAGCGAATTTCTGCCGCCTCGGTCATTAGGAATAATACCAAGATATCTTGTGTTGAACATAACAGCAATATCATTTGCAATTTGGTCGAGAACTCGAATCGTCTGATTAGATTTAAAGTCATCGCCCTTTGCAACTGTAACAGTAACAAGAGAGTTGATATCGGATAATACACAAATATTATCATCGCTCTGCTGAAGCGTGAACTCGCCGTCTTTGATAGCCTGTTCAAGCTGTGCCTGCGTATAATCAACATTAACGGTATATTCGCCGTCATATTTAGTATTAGTGCAAGATTTATTGACTGCAACACCTGCAATAAGGCCTGTCACCCAATAAACAAGGTCTGCCTTTGTAGCACCGTCTGTAACATCATTTTTAAGGTTGACAACACCCTCATAATCAGCTTTCTTGTTATAAACAACAAGCTGAAATTTCTTGCCCACCTCATCACGAAGTCGCTTACAAAAGCTTATGTAAAGCTCTTTTGTGCTGTCGTCCTCAGTTGCAACACCCATTGCGTTAAATGAATACCTCTCAATTTTATCAAGGTATTTTTGGTGTGATTCACCGTCTGCTGTACCGTTAGTACCACCTGTAAGGGCAGTTTTAGCTGTCACGATAAGATTAGCTGATGAAATGAATGTAACAAAATCATTATCAACAAGTTCACTTGCCTTAGCTACAGTTTGAATATCAACAGTTTTATTATCAAAAACTGTTTTAACATCAAATTTGCTTTGCTCGTCAACATTCTTCTCAATCACAATAGCAATATCGTTTCCTCTTGTGCCTGTGTATTTTGCTTTTGCAAAGGTACATTCAGCTTGCTTGCCACCACCATTTAAGCGGAAGCAATGAAGTGTTATAGCGTTCTTAAAGATTTCACGCACAGGCTTAAGCTCGTCGGCATCAACCGAATAGCCGAAAATCGTATTGCTGTTCTTTTTAAAATCCGAAGCTGTCACCGTAAACACCTTATCATCCGCACCCCAATTAAGAGGCAATGCAATTGTTGCAATTCCTCTGTCTGATAAAGCAGATGATGCATTAGCCGCTGATACAAAGTTAATATATGCACCCGGCAAAGTCTTGTTTTGTGCTGTAAAAGCACCGCCGCCAAAAGCCATATTATTTCACCTTTCCTTTCAAATACTTTTTGATTAATTCGTGAGTTTCTTTAACGGTATATATTTCGCCGTCAATAAGAAGAGCAGTCAACAAATCTCGATTACTTGAAAAAGCATCCGAGTTAATCAACTGCTCTTTTGTGTATTTTGTTTCTGTTTTTTTCATTTAATCACCTTTGATTTAATTTCAACTCATTCATTTTGTCTACATTATCACCGACTACCTTTTTAAAGAAGTTATAGCTTACCTGAAAATTGAGCATATTGTCGCTAAGTGGCTCGCATTGCATATCCTTACCGAAAAACTTATCCTCTCCGTCATCAATACAATCCAAACAGGTATAAAGCCTGTTGGATATCTCGCTACGCTTTTCGGCGCTCACATCATCAATTGGTATAAACTGAATTGATATACGATTTTCAGAGCGCAAACGATTATTTATAAATCTGTTTTGAGCGTTGCGAACATAACTAATGAAAAAGCAGGATTTATTTAAACCCTGCTTAATTTCATCAATATAGTATTCGTAATCATCGCCGAACTCGTTATATAAAGCATTGCATACGCCATTAATTAATAAATCAGCCATTAGTAAACAAATCTCCAAACTCTTTTTTCATTCTTCTTTCAAGGTAGGTCGGTATAACGTTTCTTACCTCGTCCTCTGCTGTACTCAACATTTTAAAGCCGTCAACAAACTTGTCGCTGTTCTTTATTCTGTGTCCGAACTCAACATAATCGGCATACGAAGTATTATTAGTAACACTTGTCTTAAATGTATTGCCGATTTTTGACATTTCAAGGTTATCGGTTATAGTAAAACCTCTTCTCAAAGCACCTGTATCAACAGGGCTTCGTTTTGCCGCTTTTTTAAATATTTCTGATACAATCCTTATTGAACAATCCTTACAAAAATCATCAATACGGCTTTGCTCATTTTCAAGAGTATTAATAAGTTCTTCAAAAGCCTTTGTATCACAACTCATTATGCCCACTCCTTAAATAATTCAAGTTCAATTTCTTGGTGCGAATCGTAAATAAACGGTTGTCCTGTATTTTTGTATTCAGCAGTAACACAGTTTTGAGTAACAACAATCTTTGAGCCGGGAAAAATAGAATAATCAGGCGGCAAAAACAGCTTAATTATCTGCGCAACAGAATTAACCGAATCACTTTGAGCCGTAGGATTTGCCGTTTTAAAAGACAATCGGCAAGGCACATCTTTATATACAACTTCATCATTAAATGAAGTTGTATGATTAGCATTAACAGTCTTTTTATGCTCAATCACTGTGCATTTGCCAATATATGTACTTTCAATAGCTTTTCTTACCATTTGATTTTGCGAAAGCATATCAATTCACCCTCACCTGTATTAAGTAAAGAAGAAACAATCGCATCAAAGCGCTGTTCATCAGTCATAGAACCCTCACCTATGGCAAAGGTAACGTTTGTATCGCCTGTTTGAACGGATTTTACCGCTATTTCCAAATCAACAGGTAAATCGTCCGACTGTCCTGTTGACTTTTGGTTATACAAAACATTACCTGCCACTCTTTCAATGACAATATGATTGAGTTCTTTAGGTATTGCTGAGATATTACAGAAATTTTTAATGTGGCTTACTACCTCATTAATTGAAAAAGCAATAAGCCACACATTATTATCGTTTACAGTAAGCTTGTATCCCAACGTTTCAAGCCTTTTTAAGATAAGCAATATAAGCTCATCGTCAAAGGCTGAATCGTTAAGAACGGCTGATATAGCCTTAATAAATGAACGAATTGTATCGGATACCTCGGTTGTCATTTAACAACCCCCTCTTATCCCTTTGAGATAATTCTTGTAATAGCGATTGCCTTATCAGCAATAGCCTCAGTGCCGTCGTTAATAATGCACCAATTTGCACCGTTAGAAAGGTCATCGTTAGATGCCGAAGCTGTAA